TCGCGCTTTTTACAACCGCATGAACGCGAATCAAACGCATAAATAAAAGGGGTTAATATCCAAACACCATTACCGCCAATTGGACACAATAACGCGCCCTCTAATGTGGCAACAATCGCCGTGCCACCAACCCCATCGGTAACTAATTGCCAATCCGAACCGTCAAAAAATAAAGTGTACGTAATTGCCCCAACGGTGAATTCAAAAACGCTTCGTGCATTATATGTTGAAACCTCATTCAACTCAAAGTTATATACAATACTTTCGTTTGTTTCTTGAAATCCAACAACTAAACATTTACACCCATCGCATTGTTCGGTTGTGAAAACGTCAAATGTTGAACCGGGCAACCAAACCGGAATTTCTGCAATTGGGCATGGGTCGGTGTTGGTTTTTATGCTTGTTACCGCCGGCAAACTTCCCAATGTTGTTGTAACATTCCAATTATCCGCGGCATCATGCCAAATGTAATATGTTGTATCGCCAATTGTAAATTCAAACGTGTTAAATCCGTTTAATGTTCCCGTTGCGGTTATTTCAATTGTAGTTGATGCGGCGGGGTCATCAATCACATGATAGGTTAATTTTAAGCAATCACACATTTTATTAATATATTTTATTTAATACGAAAATATCGCTATAAATTGAATTTAACGCACTATTTGAACTGAATTGAGCGGTAATGTTTAACGTGTTGCCAATCGTTGTGTTAAACGTTGTATTGTTAACGTAATTCCATGCAAAGCCTTGTTGCGTTCCGGATGCTAATTTAAGAACGTGAAATTGCGATAATGAAACAATTTCAGCAACGCCCGTTGTTCCAATCGCGCGAATGGTGAAATTTGTTGTTAGCATAAAAACTTGCCCCGTGATTGCGGGCATTGTCAACGCGCCCGAACTTCCTAAATCAACCGCGCCGGATTTTAAACGAATGGTAATTGTATCGTTGTTTTTTGAACTGATTAAACCGCCCATATCCAAACGGAATGAATCACCTACTTTGAAACCATTTGCCGGAACAATCAAAGAACCAACGCCCCCATCAATTAATGTTCCCTCAGTTGTTGTTGCGGTTATTGGTGTACTATTTCCCGTCTGCGCAAACAATCCGGGAATAACACCCGCGCGTAATGTTGCACCGCTTATTTTTTTACTTTCAAATGCGGTTCCGTTCCATTGGTCAACATCGAAAAAATCCTCATTGTTAATTTCGGTTGCCGTTAATGGATATTGATTTATTTGTATTCCCATAATATTAAATTTAAGATATTATTTTTTGTTCATTATTTGTTGTGAATTTATATTGCCCGTCCGTTGTTATTTTATAACTTAAAAATTCGGTTCCCGAACATCCTTTGATTTTGCATGTTATTTTTACGCCGTTTGTTAAATCAATTAAATTTGGGTTTAAATAACATTCCATTTGTGCAACATCCCCCGTTGGATAAGTTATCGGAACCAATAACCCGCTCATTGGCGATAATGGATTATTTGGGTTGTTATCGTATGGAACAACCGAACTAACAATAAAACGTTGGGACGCTTCAAACGGTTCGATTGTAATTTGCCCCCATATTTCGTTAACGTTCCAAAATTCGCCATTCATTAATTCATTTGAAACACGAACGCGCATTAATTCGCCCTCAATCACGCTTGTTACAACCGAATTATCCAAATCGCGGATTAATTCAATTGATTGTTTTATTACCGGGTCGGAATCGTAATCTTTTAAGGTTAAATTATCATTGAATTCATATGTTAAACCGCCTTTAATTAGTTCTAATCTTAATCGAATTGTCCAATCTCCGGTGTTATCAAAAGGAACCCAATTTTTTGTTTGCTCATTTGGGTAAAAATCGGAATCGGCATTTGTTTGCGGTAACCAATATTCCCAACGATTAATGAAAGGAAAATATAATGTTGCCCCATATTTGCCAGAAACATCAATTAACGGGTTTAAATACAATGTTCCGTTAATTTTTACCGATGTTGTTGGTAATTGTGGAACCAAAATTTGGTTAAAATTTAATAAATGTTTTATGCCGGTGTACGGAACCGCGGTAAAATCAAAGAAAGTTGAAAATAAATTGAATGATTCAAGCGTTGTTGTGTTAAATGCTTCAATTTTTGCCGTTAAACTTTCGTATTGTTCGCCCTCATTTAACCAAAAATCCATTGCAAACCCTAAATCGTCTTCGGTGTTTGATTCATAACCACTAATATTTATTGTTGGCGCTGTTAATTGCTCTGAATGGTCAAAAAATTGCGATTGATAAACGTCAATTAAACCCCCAACCGGTTGTGTTTTTGTCAATTGCCCGCTAAATAAAAGTAAATTTACATTTCCGTACTTTGCCCACAAATAAAACAATCTATTTCCAGATTCCAACGATTCAAAAAACGTTTCAAATTGTGCATTTGGTGTAAATTGCAAATCGATTGTGTGTGTTGTTCCAACCGTTGTAATGGTGTTAACCTCTAAATCAAAGCCGGCGCCGGATGGATTCAATGCGCTTGTTTCGGGAACGCCAATTGTAAATTCGCGTGTTTCCAAAATCATTGTTAAATCGCTTTGATTAACTAATTGATTTTTATAATATGCATCGTCAATTGAAATGTAACAACCGCCAAAACCAAATTCCGTTGATGCTGAATCAATAACAACTTGAAAACCGGTTGATTGATTGTAATATAACTCGTCAACGCCTTGAATTAATGTTGCATCAATTACGCTTGTATTATGGGCTTGATTAAACCAACCCGTATTTGCGGAATCATTTATTATTTTTTCTGTTTGTCCGAATGGCTCATTGGCTAATGAAGACCAAACCAATTTAAGGTAAAATTTTAAACAATTTCCGGTGTTAAACCATGTCGAATCGTATGCCCCCGAATTGATAACGTACAAATAAAGATAATACGCGCGTTGATCGTTTGGAACGTTTGAAATGCGTTCAAAAATTCCCGTTACATTGAATTGTCCGGATTGATTCCCAACTTTTACGCCAACAATATCGTCGCCAACAATCATTGAATCAATGCCGTCAAAAACAAGTTTTGTTGGTTCGCCGTCAATTAAACTAAATTCCGATCCTTGCAAGTTGTTTAAAACGTGATTAACATTTATTTCTAACGTGTCGCGGTCGCGGTCTGTTACGGTAATAACGCAAAATTGACCTAATGTAATATCGAACCATCCCAACAATGTACTAACTTCAATGTAATCGTTATCAACATAATTGATTGTGGCGGAATAACTATTTAATGGTGTTGAACTTGAATTATCAAAAAACTCAATTTGCACCGTGTCGCCTAATCTGAAACCCTCATCCAACCAACCAACCGTTGCACTAAAAATTTGATATGTTGAAATGTCCAATGTCAACGGATTATTTAACGATGTCATTGAAATATTTGAATGTATCGTTATTTTAATGGCGGTTAAATCGCCCGCGTTACTTTGGTAATAACTTAAATCATTGCCGAATATATCGGTGAATTCTTTATTTTGTATCTGAATTGGCATAACGTTTTGTTAATTCGTTTATCTTATTTGTATCGCCTTTTCGCATGGCTTTTAACGTGCTTTCAATATCTTTTTGAATTGGTTGCACCTTTTCTTGTAAATCATTCGGCAAATCGGCTAAAAATCGCCTTTGCAATTGCTCCAATTGTTTTAATGACTTAGTTAAGTCCTTGCCGATTGCATTTAATTGCTCCAAATTTTTCATTTAATCATTTATTATTAAAGTTTGAACGCGTCCCGTTGCGTAATTATCCGGCGTTTTATAGGTTATTTGTGCGAAATGCGTTTCATCAATAAACTCAATGCGTAATATTTCACAAATCAAACCGTTAATTTCGGCATAATTGTTATTCAACAAAGTTACAAATTCGGCGTTTGTTAGCATTACGCGGGCATCATTTTTAATTATTGCATCCCTTAATTGAATTTGGTTGATGTAATGAAAGTTATTCCACAATGATTTTGCGCTAATGTAATCTGTAAAATCTGCGGTTTGTTTACCGCCAACCGTCCACAATAATTTTGTTTGTGTGAAAAAACTTTGCCCAATCATTAAAACACCAATTCGTTTATCAATCTGGGATTCGAAATTTGTTCCATTTCCAAAAATTCCGGTTATATTATCAATCAATCCAAAGAATGATTTTGCAACCGCTTCAATGTATGTATACGTATTTTTTCGGCGTCCCAATGCAAACGGCGGGTTTACATCGTTTAATCCTTTGATGCTTACCAAATCCGCATTTACAAAACTTGTTGCCTCGGTGCTATATTCCGCATCATGGTAATTATACATTACATCCATTGTGTGAAAATCGCCTAAATCCAAATTATAATGGATGTAATAACGTTTCCAAATATCATCAACATTATAACTGAATGAATCATCGCGTTCGGCTTGCAAATTCAACGCCGGTGTTATTTGGTTGCCCGTTGAATTTTGGTAATAATCCCAACGTTCAGTTTTAACAAGTCCATCAATTACACGTGTTTCGCCATTGATTAAAGTTGATGCGGCATTAACCAAAGTTCCTAATGTTGAAACGGTATCGGATGAACTCGGAACACCTTTGTTAAATGGTTGAATTAATGCGTTTGGTGTAATATCAAAAATCGATTCGCGATCCCTAATTAACGGAACCGGTAACACGGTGAAATTTGAAAATGCATCCAATGTTGTTGATTCGAATTGATAACCTAAAAAATTGCAACCAATGGTTAATAAATCCTTTAATTTGCATGCTTTTAAATTCCTAATTGGCGGAAATATCAATTGAAATAATTGCGTTGCCAAATCTAATATTGCCAAATATAACGCGGCAAAATAAACAACGCGCGCGGCTAACTTAATATACAACGCGATAATATCGCCCGTGTCAACGGATGGCGGAACGCCCGTATTTAATGTTGATGCTTGCACAATTTCTGCAATGCTTTCTTGAATTTCTTTTGCAACTTGTATAATTTCGCGCGTGATTCCAAATATTGAAAGGCTTAACGAAATACCAACTTCAAGTTGATTGTCTTTAATCACAACGTATGGCACGTTAAACGTTGGGAAATTTACGCCCTTTTTTAACATCAATTCAAATGATGTTGCGTTTGCATTTTCAAAAAATGAATCATTTGCCAACCGGCGTTTTATTTTAACCTCGCATTCATGCGTTTTAAATATACAACCGGCATCGGTTAAATCAACAAAGTATTCAAGTGATATGCCCGGTTCCATTTCAACCCGGTATGGTATGCCCTCAAATATTCCAATGTTTTGAATATGTTGTTTAACAACATCGTATCCCTCGCGAACCAATGTAATTGAATCAACATTTAATGAAAGCAATTCCGGATTATCTTTAATTGTAAAATCCGAAATAACACCAATTTCATTAACGTTTTTTGGGCTTATTTCAATATCATTTATAAAATGTCTCATTTGCGTATTTTAAAACGATTGGTTTTAATTGTGTTGCCTTGCTTTGTAGTTTTAACAATATGCATCATGCTTTGCGTTATTTCGCCCAATTCAATGTTTGTTTCTGGTTTGTTCTTAATGGTATTTTTCAACTCATCAATTTTATTCACCAAAACCGCCGTTTCAAATGCCGTTCCAACTTGTCCATTTGAACCAATTAAACGCCCGTTATTGTATTGCTGCGCTAACATGGTTAATTGTTCGTTACTCATGGCGCCAATTTGTTCATTCAATGATTTTGGTATAACACGTTCGTGTGGGTGTAATATTGCATGAAAACCGCCTTTGCCGTCAACACCTTGTCCATGCGTTCCGGTGTCCTCTGTTCCATCAAAGAACGCCGGCATTTGTGATAATAAAGTATTTGCAAATTGTTGCAATAATACCGTGTCTTTTATGGTTTCAATTAATGGATTTTCAACGCCTTCAAGAACTTTTGCATTGTACGTTGAATAAACCGCGGATGCCATTTGAATTGCTTGTTGGCGCCGTAATTCCTTTTCCTTTTTTCGGTTGGCTTCGTTAATGATTCGTTGTTGTTCCGCCAAACTTTCTTTTGCGTTTATATTTCCGTTTTCGGCTAATGTTTTTAACGTGTCGTATTGGCTTTGTGCGGCTTCAATTTCCTTGTCCATTTGCTCAATTTTCTTGTTTGATTGATCAATGAAATATTGCGTTAATTGGTCGGCAATACTTTGCAATGTTTCCGCGCGTTTAGTTTCAATTTCAATTTCCTTTTGCGTTGCCTCATCGGATGATTCAACCCGCCTATCTAAATAATCATTATATGCTGTATCAACCTCATCTAACTTTGCCAAATATTCCGTTTGTGTGGCTTCATCATTTTTAACCAATTCTTCATTCGCCTTTGCGTTGATAATTTCCAATTCTGTTTTTAAGTCCTCAGTCATTTTAACAATGTTGGCGGCTACCTTTTGATTTTCAACTAAATATTGCGCGTCTAAATCTGCCAACGCTTCGGTTTTTTCTTTGTTTATTCTGGCAATTTCTGTTTTATTTCCCGCGGCGGTTTTTATTTCCTTTGCGGCTTTATCTTCAATGTTCTTTTTGTTATCCTCAAAATCCTTGTTTAAATTGTCCATTTCCAATTGCGCTTTGTCAATGTACGTTTGTTTCATTGCGGCAAGTTCATATTGGCGGCGTTGTTCTATATTATCCGCTTCCATTTGTGCTTTCTTATCCAACAATTCACGCAATTTATTAGTGTCAAATTCTTGCCCGGTTCGGATAAGGTTTTGAATTGATAAAATTTGTGAATCAATTTCACGTGTTATGGCGTCCAAATCCCTTTGTTGCAATACTTCGGTTAATTGTTGTTGTAATTCAATTTGTTGTGTCAAATAATCGTTTGTTTCCTTTAATGATTGGTTGAATTCATATTCTTTAATTGTCTTTTTATCAGTACTTTTTGTTAAATCTTTATTCAATTTGTTAATAATACCAAACTTTTTTTCCGTTGTTGTTGCCGAAACCATTAATTTTTTCGCTTCATTCATGTATGTTGTTTCGCGCTTTTTAGAATTTTTTACAAATTCGGCGGCATTCACTTTTTGCGCTTGATCCATTGCATTAATACTACCTTGCACCCCGCCCGTAATACCTTGCCATGATGCTAAAACATCCTCATACCACGCCGTTTGATCGTCCATTGACGCGGTTAATTGTTTTGCGGTTTCTTCTGCGGCTTTACTTATTAATGCTTGCGCTTGCGCTCGCATCCCGGCGGCTTCAATGTATGCATCCGTTTTTTCATTAAATATTCGTTCGGCATCATTTAAATTTGTCGCTTTGCCGAATGTATCGCCTAATGTTTCATTATAGTATGCAAGCGCCTCATCTTTTGAAATCACGCCTTGTTTAGCCAAATCAAATTGCACGGCGACTTCATTCGTTTTTGTGGCGGCTTCGGTTGCCCCGGATTTATACGAATCTAATGTATCATTCAATGCTTTTTGTCCCTCATCAACTCCAAACATTGCCTCCTTTACTGATTCCCAATTTGAAATTAATGCAACTATTCCCCCAATCAATGCAAATATTGGAATCGCTTTCATTGATTTGCCCAATAAATCCATTGCCTTTGAACTTCCTTGCGTTGCAACATTTAACCCATTTTGGGCAACCGCTTGCGTTTTTGTTGCGGTTGTGAATAATCCGAATTTCTGCAATGCCGCCGTAAATCCGGCGCGAATTTCTGTTAACGTGTCGCCAATTCCCCCCAATGTTTTTAATGCATCCCCCAAACCGGCTAATGCTTGTAAACGCATCATTGTTTGCATTACGGCTTCGGATTCAACACCCATTAAAGCCATTGCGCTTTCAACACCTTGAAACGCGGCAACTCCAATTGAACCGGCATTGCCTAATGCACCCGCTAAATTTTCAACACCGGAACCGGCGGTTGCTTTAATAACGGCGTTTGTGTCGCTTATTTGGTCTTTTAATTCACCGGCTCGCATGCTCATTTCAGCAAATCGCGGGTCGGTTGTTTCCATTGTTTGCAACGTTTTTGTTAATTGGCGCAATTCCTTTTTTAAATTGGCGGTTCCGCTTTCATAATTACCAACGTTTCGGAAATTATCACCAACGGTTTTATCAATTCCCTTTAATGCTTTGTCCCCTTCGCGCGCGGCTAATGTTACCTTTTCGTATTCATCACTCAATTTTTGATAAGCTGATGAACTTTGTAAACCCGCGGATTCCATTTGTAGCATTTGCGCCGCCAATTCTTTTGATTGGTTTTTTAATGCTCTTGTATTGGCTTCTAATTGCTTATATGCGCTTGCCTCATTTTGTGCTTGCTTTGTTGCCTTTTCACTTGCTTTAATTTGTTGTTCCGCAATCTTTTGTTCCTTTTGTGCGGTTTTTAGCTTTTCTTGTTTTAATTTTTCCTCTTCTTTTTGAATGGCAATTAAATTCTTTTTAGCGGTTAATTCTTGTTGTTCAATGGTTATGGTGTCTTTTTTTAATTTATTCGCCTTTTCGGTTGCTGAAATAAATTCACTTATTCCCTTAACGTTGGACAAATCCGCATTCGAAATGGCTTTCTTTGATTCATCCGCCATTTGTTTAAATTCACCTTTGACCTTTTCAAGAACTTCAATGGTTTTTTCCGCCGATTCCCGGACGCCTTTAAATATATCGTCATTATCGAATAAATCACTTGCTTTTATTTGCCTTGCCATATTGTTCTAATAAATTAAAATACTCCCTTACGGTAATTTGTTTTGTGTTTAACCATGTTCCCAACCATTTTGAAATATAAATTAAACTTTCTTCAATTGTCATTCCCTTGCCCCCATTTTCCAACATCGCTTTTAATCGCGTTTCTTCAATTTCGATTTCTGTTAATTTAAACCGGTCGCCCGTTATAACAAAATCTAATTCCAAAACCGCTTTTTTTTTCATAGCATTTAACATTCTTTTGTATGTTTCGCTTAATCCAAATTCCTTTAAATAATCATTATAAATGGTTTCCCATTTTATAACGTCCATTTCCGGCGTTCCGGTGTCATTTTTACGCGTAAATTCCAACTTACCATTGTTGCATTGAATCCAATTAAATAATGGCATGTCATCAATCCCCGTGTAATAATTTTGATGTTTCGTTTTGGTATCTAATAATAAGTTCTTCAACCAATTTTTCTTTGCTTTCATCTGTTAAACCAATTATTCCCTCGCCATATTCGGCGAATAAATCCGTTGTTTGTCCAAATTCATCTATTTTTATTGGGTCGGCGTCAATTTCAATTGCCAAATCCAATATTGCAATACTCATTGAGCGATAAAATTCGCCGGTATCAAATAACGTGTATGGTGTTCCGGCTTGCTTTTCTGGGTTTAACATTTCCGTATACATTGAATAAGTCCCAATAATTTCGCCCAATTCATCAACGCCCTCATTATATAATTGATCCCAACGAATCCAATCTAATATTTGCTCTTTAAAATCTGAATCTTTGAAAACTTCGCGCCAAATTTCCGCATGCTTTATTTGAATTGCACGGCGTAACGCATCCCCTAACAAAGTATTCATTAACTCCATGAAACAAAGTTATTAAAAAAGGGGTGCATAATTACACCCCTAATTTGTTAATAATTAACACGTTTTTACACGTTCTTTTTGGCTTTCTTTTTTGTGGTTCCATTAACTTGTTCCCACGCAATTTTAACGATGTCTTTGCGTAGATAGGCGAATGTTTCGTAACACGTTGTTAACGTATTTTTTGCCAAATAATCAGCATTAAACGTTGTGTTACCTATTTTAACGCAATTCATTACACCTCAAAATAAGACGTTTCACCATCGTAACCATCCTTTGCAACGGATAATGTCAACGAATCACCAACCGTTTGCGCGGTGTACGTAATAACGTATGTTCCCGCCGGGCTTTCTGTTACTGATAACGGCGTAATTGCCAACGATGTTGTGTTATTAAACAACGTCCAATCAGTACCCAATGTTGCACCTTGATAAATGATTGGATTTAACGCCGTTCCATAATCAAATTTTGCATCAAAAGTAATTGAACCGGATGCAATGGTAATGTTTGGAAAATTAACATCAATCAAACCATTCAAATCGTTAAAATTAACACCCGCTTCCGTTGGCGTAATCATGTACATTGTTCCCTCATCAAATAAACGGTCAAAATCAAACGCAACCATTATTTTTGAAGTGGTTGAATCCGTTGCAAACATGTACTTTGGATCGAATGATGGATTATCAACCGGTATTGGATACAATTCCGTCCCAACTTTTGAACCGATTAAATTGCCGTTTACGTCAACGATATAAACCCCAAAATCAACGCATCTGTTGTTTTGTAGTTTTGAAAGTAACGTTGGCGATGAATCTTCCGCCCAAAGTTCACCAGAAAAAGAACGTTTTCCTTGTCTCAGGAATACCATTCGCCCGCTGTTTGCCTCTTCAAATTGGCTATCTGCTTTTGGCAATTCAACGTTTTCGAATATTGGCGTTGGAAACCAACGTTTTGAAGCGTCAATCTCGTTAATTAAATCATTCCATGCTGGCAACGGAGACGTTAAATCAATATAATTTAACGAACCATCATTCGCAACCAATGGAACCGTTATTAATTTACTTGTTACCGATTGTATCGGCAAACAATTTGGGCGTCCCGTGTTGGACAATCCCGCTTTACAATTACATCCTAACATTTTTTTTATTTTTTAACATTTACAATTTTGTTTATATTTCTTTAAGTTGATTCGTAATTCAACCCCGCTTAAATTTGCATCCAATATGTTTTTAAACATCCCATTTTGTTGTTCAACACCAAACCGGCTAAACGTTATAACCTCATAATTTTCAATTGTTTCAAATGCGCGATCCGATTTAATAACATCAATAAACGCATTCGATAATTGTTCCATTGGATAAACTACATTATCGCGATGGTCTGAAACATAAAATTGAGTAACATTCGTTTCATCCAAAAAAAACAATCTCAAATCACTTTCAAAATCAATTGTTGATTCGCGCCCGAACTTTTGATAACGGATTAATTCAACCAACCAAACCAACGGCGTTTTACTCATTACTGAATTATTCGCCTTTGTCCATTCCATGTTTGCGGCTAACTTTGTTCCGGTTTGCCAATACGGAACAGGTAAAAAACAAATGCCATCTAAATCGTTTGAATGGTTTATTGGTTCCGCTTTAATCCATTCGTTCGGTTCAATGTTGGTAATCAAATAAATATTGCCGTTATCGTCAATTATTTGCTTGCCTATTCGCGCCCATTTGGTATCGCAAAATAGCGTTTTATCAACGTCAAACGTTCCGGTTATTGAATTATCAATTGATAACACTAAATCCTTAACAATATTTGAAATTTCGCCCGTCATAACCAATAAACCATGTTTTTACGCACTCCATTAAACTTTTTAAAATCGCCCAATCCAACTTTCACGGCTTTTGCCGTTCCCAATGTTCCGGTGTTTGGGTGTGTATTGCTTGCCAATGTGAAAACATCATTAACAGAATAACCCGAACCCGGCGCATAAATGCCGATTGTTTGTATTTCCCCATTTCCCAATGGCGCGGTAACCGTTATTGTTTGATCATTATTTCCGCCGTCAATCGTTAAAACATCGCCAATTGAATAACCGGAACCCGGTTCAATTATTTCAATATTGGTTGGAACCCCGGATGGCGTTGTAAATACGCGAACCGTTGCACCTCCAATTCCAAACAATGGGTAAATTGTTCCGTTAACATAACCAGAACCAACAGAACTTGGCGTAAATGCGCGAATTCCGTTTATTCCATAGGATGTAAATTCAATTACTCCATTTGTTCCGGTGCCTTGTGTTAAATTGGATAACCAATAGTAACCATCGTAACCATTGCCCTCTGTTAATAATGCAATATTTAACAATTGTCCAATTGGGGCGTTGTAATTTTCAACAATATACCATTGAACCGCTCGATAAGTTCGGATTGCCTCATTATAACGCGTATACATCATTGAATAAAGCGTTGTGGCGGTTGTTGAATTCTCATTTGATGGAATTACCAACCCGTTCGGCGTTGTTTGGTTTGTGGTGTCCTTTAAATACTCAAAATAAATAAAGCCTTTCAACATTTGCTTAATGCCCTCAGAAATAACAATTTTATTTGGAAACAATATATTTGAATCCATTTCAAACGGATTAAATATTGTTACAAAATTTGGTGATTGCGGGACGTTAAACGGGTCTAAATCTGAAATGAATTCATTATATAACGATGCACCAAATAATTCGATTAAATACCTACGTTCGTAAATATCAATGTAATCTTGTAATTTGGATTGATCGTATAAACCCGAATGGATTTCATATTTGCCCGTAAAATCTGAAATGTTGATTATCATTTTTTATTTTATTAATTTACCAAACCCACGTTTTAAGAACAATTTCAACCTTTCGCCCGTAATTCTGTAAACTTGCCCTTTGATTAAATGCTTTGATTCGCCGTTTGATTCAAAGTTGTAAAAATCTTTGTCGTTAATGTCAACATCAATGTTTAAACCCTCATCGTTTTTGATCAATTTTGCATCAATTTTTGGGGTTTCAACTTCAACCGTTAATCCGTTTTCATCGCGTTTTATTTCGATGTCAATGTTTTTGGTATCGATTGAAATATTTACCGGCTTTTTGGTTCGTTTTTTCTTTTCCATATCTGCAAATTTAAAGGGGGCGAATTCACGCCCCGCTTAATTAATCGTTAATTGCTGCAATATCCGTTGCAATTGTTCCGGTAACGAATGCGTTTACATCGTTTGCCTTTACATAATGAACTAATCGCGCCTCTGCAATGATCGATAACATGTTTCTTTGGAAATCGTCTTTGTTATGTCCAACTTGCATGTTTACGCCCTCGCGAACTCTTACATTTGACTTGCTGAAATCACCAACTAAATATGTTCCCGCGGCAATGTTTGAAGTTACCACAACCGGCAAATTCGCAACATATGAAAGCCCGTTTGCATCCATTAGGAACATTGGGAACGTATATTCGCCCGTTGTTGTTTTGGTTAATTGCATTGCGGCAACATCCATTGGATTTAATACAACGTGCGTTGGCTCAAAGTTAGCCGCTTGAATTTGTGCAATTGCAATACGGATAACATCCGATAAATTAGCATTAACAACAGCGCCCGCAAATGAACCCGGTGCAAAGTTTTGAGCGATATTTATAAGACCGTTCAAAGAAGTACCGCCCGCACCATTCAATAATGCATCTTCAATTGCTTGTTCGATTGATTCCATTAAATCGGTGTTAATTTCCGATTGGATAAATGCCAAATCCGCCAACATTTCTTTTGAAACGCGAATCATTGCTGCAACCTTTTTAACTTCTTCTGAAACCTCCAAATAATTTGGTTGAACCGTTGTTTTTAATTCGCCCTCAGCCGTCCAAGTTGAAACCGTTTCGGTTGTTTGTGCAACATATGTAACAAATTTTGATGTTGTTGTTCCCGCGTTTACGATGTTACGGATTTTTATAACCGGTCTTTTAACGCGGTTAACACCCGGCTCTAATACGCTCAAAGCAATATTTCCATCGTAATTTTGTGTTATTGAGGTTTGTTCCGCCTTAACTTCTAAATCAAACGTTTGTCCTTTTTGAACCGCTTCAACAATTTGCGCGTGCTTTTCAGCAAATGCGCTTGTCATTGCATCCGCTAAATTTTTTGGTGCTGATTTTGGCAATGCTTTTTCGTTCATTGCTTCTAATTTGCCCTCCATTTTTGCGATTGCTTTTACTAACTCATCGCTTTTCAATTCCAACGATTTGAAACCGTCCAATTGCGTTTTTAAATCATCCATTTCGCTTTTTGTAGCGGCTCCGGATAGCTTTTCTGAAACAAGGTTGTTTATCTTTTCAACCACTTGTTCCGGTGTTAAATTTTCCATTTGTTTTACTTTAAATTGTTTATTACTTTACTCCAATTAAACGCATCATTTACCGGCTTAACATCTGGCGAATGCTTAATTATCTGCGGTTCGCTTTTTGCAAGTGTTACTAATTGCGCGTTTAAATATTTTAATTTCATTTCCATTTCAAATAACCGTTCATCCGATCCCTTTCCGTTGCTTAATGCTTTAATGACAACATCAATTTCCCCGGATAACTTTTCGATGTAATCAACTTTGTTTTCGCTTTTCATTACATCAACAACGTTCGTATATTCATTGGCTCCAAACGTAACCGCGGAACCCTCAAACAACATCAATTCCGTTATATTCCAATAACCGCCCGCGGGCATTGTTGGGTCTTCAATCCATTTCATTTTATCCGAAATATATCTGAATCCAATTGAATGTTCGCGAATTATTCCATCGGCGTAATCATTCCATGCATCATTTCCAACGGTTGAATTGCCCAATTGACCAATTGCAAAAAGCCCTTTTTCATCTTCTTGTAAATCCAAAAATTTACCAATTGGTTTTTCCCAATCATGCCAACGTAAAAATGCAATTTGGCGATTGGAACCACTATTAACGCCGCGTTCTTGAATTGATTTACTGAATGCACCCCGGCGTATAATATCATTATCTGAATCTAAAATATCGAATTTGGATAAATAAACGGCAACTTGTCGTTTTTCTGAATCCATATCCTTTATTTCAAAGGCGTTTTTTATGTCGTATATGCTTTGTTGTTTTTTCATAATGTTGTTTGTTGTGGTGTTTCTGTTATCATTGATGCGGCGATATTTTCCGCATAACCATAGTAGTTAACCAATGTATTAATTGCCGTTTGTCTTGTCATTTGACCGGTTGAAACCGCCGTATTTAAACTAATAATTCCATCCAATCCCCCAACGGTTCCGCGCAATTGCGTTTGTGCCTGTTGTAAGCCCGCCGCCATTGATTCCGTTTTGTCGATTTTTTCAAGCGTTACGCCGAATTCATCCGCATATTGTTGTTGTGTTATAACGCCATCTTGCAACATAACGGAATACGTTTCAACCCTTGTTTTTTCTGCGGTTGCTTTGCTTTGTTCATCGTCTTGCAATACCGGTAAATGGCTAAAATCCGCTTTCAAATAATAACCCTCATCCGCCAATTTCATTTGTTGCATTATAGTGTTATACATTTCTTGCGTTTCCGGAATAATGGTGTCCGTATAAACCATGCGTATTGAATCCCGAACGTTGCTAAATGTTGATCCCTTATCGTTTGAAAATAGGTTGTAATTCAATCCGTATGCATCAATAATTGCAAGTTTATCCGCGGTCAATTCCTCAAACAACATCAAATCCCGTGTTGGATATGACATCGGCGTCCAATTAACTTGGCTTTCTGTTATCATTAACTCATCCTTTGAGCGATTATACCAATCTTTTTGAATGGTTCTTTTTTCCTCAGGTGTCATTGGAATAACGCCCCCCATGTCGGAATTCTGCGCGCTCAATATACCAATTGCACCGATATTTTCAAGTAATACGTTGCGTTTGTGGTAACTTGCTTTGATATTTGACAAAGGGAATTTTAACGCGTCCAAACGGCTTGTCGGCTTCACGATGCTCATTCCATCCGCCGTTGTTAAATAAATAACATCTTCAACGCTTAATGATTCGTATTTATCGCCATCGTATTTGAAACGGAAACCATTTATTAAGCCGTTAACGTCCATTTGTTTTAACGTTGCCCCGCTTAAATCAATTTGCATTTTGCCGGATGGCAATGTTATCATTAAATTACGCACGTCCATTGATCGCACGGGCGCATACGCAAACGAATTGGAATATAATGCATCATTCACGCTTAAACTATAAACAACATCGCCCCAACTTTGCATGGGGTTTGGCTTTTTTATTAGGTCGTTTAACCAATGATTTGTAACAACGTTTTTATCCGCATCGTAAAGAACCGGAATGTTTGAACTCATCATTGATGCGCGTTTGTCAATAACCGCGCGTAATTCTGGGATTGATAGGAACCATTCCCACGCATTGTTTGTGTCAATCCATACGGGCGTTTTAACACCCCACAATTGCGTTTGCCACGGCATTAACCGTTGCATTTGGTTTATATATCGGTTTTGGTAATCGGAATCAATACCAAAAAATGCTTGCCAAAAATTTAAATCCATTTCATATTGATTAGATTTTAAGCAAAGTTATGATAAATTTTTAAACATTGATTGAATAAATAAAGATAATCCCGCTAAACAATCTGGGGCATCATCGTTTTTATTTTTCCCCTCTTTGCTAAATGCAACGACATTTTGAATAAATAGTTGGCTTTGTTGATCGTCTTTTTTGACAAAATGAAACCGATTCATTATCCATGCGCTTTGCATTATTATTCGCGTGATTTTGTTTGTGGTGTTATTCACTTGCAAAATTCTACATTTCGTTTCTTTTTGCAAATGACGGCTAAACATCGCGCCCATTGAATTTGATTCAACCCGGCAAAAGTTAACATTGTGTTGGTTTAATTTCTGCGCGCATAATGGAATGGAAATATCGGTATTGTCGCGGGTGAATACGTAATCAATTATATAAATTTGACCTTGTATTATTTGACCAATTGCAAGGGCGGTATAATCGTTTCCTTGGTCGCTTACATCAATGTAACCAATCGCCCCATCAACACCGCGTTTTTGTATTTCTTTTAATTCGCTTTCATCAATGAAATTAAGTTCGTTAAACAAACGCCCCTTAACGTCAACCGGTTGTTGCATGTATTCCGCCGCCCATATTTCCGGCGCCGTGCGTTTCTGCTTTTCAATATACTCATTTGTAGACATCACCGATTCACAAAACGAATTACCTTGCTCATCCAATGCGGGAATAATAATTGATTTGTTGTAAATAGTTTGTTCCATGTTTCGCCCAATGACATCGTTTAAACTCCAACGCGTTCCAATGTCAATACGTGCGCATCCGGTTTCAAATCTGGAATCGTGCGTTGATTCTTTCCATTGAATAATTCGATCGTTTACGGTATCGCTTAACGCGTCCTCAATGCCCCGGTATAAATCATCCGTAATGGCAACATTTGATGCACCAAAACCAATGATTGTTCCGCCAACACCCGCGCCAAAATAACCAACTTGTTTACTTGAATTTGTGTTCCAACCTTGCAAATTGGCTTTATCATCTGATAACTTTACATCCGGGAATATCTGTTTAAATTTATCACTTTTGACAATGGCGCGCACATCGTAACTGAATTTTAAATATAGTGTTGCGGTGCATGTGTTACGCATTACGCTTTTATCCGGATTGCGTCCAATTGTCCACGCGCAAAATAATGATGTAATGTAACTTTTACCGGCTCGCGGCGGCATTGATACGCTCAAAGAATTTATCTTTTTTTCTTCAATTTCTTGAAAAGCGTTTGCGATGTGTTCCAAAAATGGTCGTTCATCAAAGAAAACAGAATCGTAGAAACGGCAAAAAGTCCAAAATTCTCGCCGTGATAATTCCGCGAATAACATTTGTTTAATAATCGTCTTTTTGTCATTCATTGGATTTTAACAATTCTTTGATTTCTGCGGTTGTTAGGTTGCTTAAATCAACGGTTGTTTGTTGTTGTTCAACGTATGCCTGATTCAATCGTTTGTGATCATCCGATTCACTTACTATTTTAAACGCGGCAATTTGCAATGTTGCGTTATCTGAATTCATCCATTTTTGCAAAAGGTAATTAACACCGCGCGAACGGTTTTGCTCAAATGCGCTCTTTATTGTGTCTAATTTATCTAAGTTGTGATTGTATGCGGTTGCCCGGCTAAATGATAACAACGTCCAATCAATGTGCGCCCACCTCATCCAATTTTGTTTTTGAATGGTTTCAAGTAATTCATTTTCGTATTGTGTTTGTTTATCTGAATGTTCCATTTTATACCGTGTTTTCGTTGGTTAATTGCTTTCTAACAATTCAACAATTTTATTCAATATTTCAACCATTTTTGCATTGCGTTCAAACATGCTTTGACAAATGGCAAATGCTTGTTCCGGGCTTTGTGCGGTTCCCTCATTTATAACCATTGGAATACAACGGTTAATAAATTCTTGTTCGGTTTCGTTTTCGTTTGGTGTTGGCATAACTTAATTATTAAAATCAATGCAAATGATGGGCGAATTTTCCGCATTTGGTTGCGTCAATGTATTAATTACAAAATCAATTGCCTCGTATTCGTGTAAATCTGTTATTTTCTTAACGATTTTTGCCATTTTTCTTGCTGAATATACCGGTCGGTAAGTGTCCGAACAATAGCCGATAATACATGAATCGAATTCGGTTGATAATACCCGGTTTAATCCTTGCCATATTTCAAAATAATTATCCAATGATCCAACGTAAAAAATGATAAATTCCAATTGATGCCCAAAAACCAACCAATCGAACTAATGTGCTGCTCATTGCCTTGTTATTTCGAAACCAATGTTGAATTGATGGTGTTTCCAAATGCGGCAATAATAACATTATTAATTTATCGTTGTAATATGCCAATATGAATAGCGGCATTAAAGCAATTCCAAAGGCTATTTTAAATCGTTTTTTCATAGTTTACTAATTTAATAACGGGGAACGGCTCAAAACAGAAAAAAACCGCCCCCCGCTTATCATTGAAACATCGTTCAAATTTATGAATTTTTTAATAAGTATTCCCCAATTTTTTGTAACGTGCCAGAATGCAACCCTTTTTTATCATTCCCGGAATGTAAATAAAGCCACAATTGATTTTGTTGGATTCCGCATTGTTTTGAAAATTGGTTTTCACTTATTCCCGTTTTATTCAAATGATCAATTATCATTTTACGAACAATTGTGTTGATGTTTGCAAGGTGTTTTGGTGTCATAATTGGTTTATTTCGTGTTTAACTTCCTGCCAGTATTTAAAATAATCATCTCCTTGATAACTACCACCAAAAGAAAAATCTGAAGTTTCATTTTGTTCGATTATTCCTAAATAATTTAATATCTCATCAACCGCGATAAGTGCGCATTGTTTGCTTATATAAAATAATGAAAAATTACTATCTAAATTCCAAGATTGAATAACAGAACAATGTCTATCAACTATTTTTTTTGCTTTTTCTTTTGGAGTCATGTCTTAAATCGGTAAATCGGTATTATCATTCATCCAATTTGGCATTTCTTTTTTATTTAAACCGGCGTTTAATCGCTCATCGAATGAATTTTTATTCTTTAATTCAATGCTCCAACCCTCAACCGTGTTGAAATACTTTGTTACATTGTCTTTTGTCCATTCACGCCCTCGCAAATTGTAGTTAATTGAAACAAAATCGCCAATTCTTAAATTGCTTAATAAATCGCATTTGTCGTTTACAAATTGAATTGTTACAAATTGCGGAAATTTATCCTCTGTTTGAATCACTAATTCCCTTTTCTTAAATTTTTCGCTCATCACAAACGTTTCGTTTATTACGTGAACGGTTCCATTGATTTTTGTTATTTCCATGTTTATTTATATTTCGTTATACATTTTATTGTAAATCGGCTTCAAATAGTCGATTCGTTCAATTATTTGTTCAATCGTGTTTTCATCGTATTGAATTTCGTATTTTTTTATTCTTTTTTCAATTGGTATTTGCTCAAAATTATGCTTTGACCTAACAACACGTTCCGCAATATCAAAAATTTCATCTTGTGAATAGCGTTCAAATTTTGGATCCGGCAACATTTTCCACGCTTCTTTATTGATTAGGTCTAAAACCATGCGTTCCGGCGTTGTTAGTAAAATATAAACTAATTCGGATTCCTTTTTGTTTGCAAGCCACATGTAACTTTGCATTTGGTAATAATACGCTTTGTTTGTTAGTTGTTTTTGGAACCATGGGAACGTTTCCGCACTAAACGAGCATTTAATATCTGCTAAAACCGTTGGTGTTAAAACATCCGGTTCGCCGGTAATATAATCGTTTATCATGCGCGTTTTTGTTTCGGATACGTCAAACCAACCCAAAATGTTTTTGCAAATGTCAATCGCGAGCGGTTCTAATTCAATTCCTTTTGATGTTGGCATGCTTGAAAAATCGCGTTCAATTCCGTACTTGTCAAATAATACGATTGCCTCTAATTCTTTTTTCGTTGTTTCGCTGATTAATTCCGATTTTGACCGCGGGTTTGTCATGATGGCGCCAACACCGGACGCCCGAATAATTAATTTATGTTTCATTTTGCTTTGTTTTTATGCAAATATATTAATTTAATTTAATATACCGGCTTTGATAATTCAATTATTTGTTCATCACCATTATCATTTACAACAATTAATTTTTTAAGTGTTCCAATATTCCAATGTCCGTAATGAACTTTGTATGTTTCCCAATTAATTTTTAAATGTTTATCGTTTGGTAATTGTTGGCACTTATCAATTTTTAACGATTCATTTAATAAACAATTATTTGCTTTCATTCTATTCTGATTTAAAGGTTAATTCTTCTCCTACCAATGCAAAGTACAAGTTTTGAAGCTGATGAACATATTTTAATTGTATTAAAAATTCACCCTTTCTAAACTGAAAACCAATAGCATCTTTTATTTTAAGTCCGTAAAATAAAAATGATAATTTAAAAAAAGAACCATCAATTTTCATAAATCCAAACTTCAACAACCATTCTTCTGTTAGTGGGATAGGTTGACAAAGTTCAACTGATAAATTTCTTTCTTTATCAAACCAAATATAATCTTCAATTCCTATTGCTTTTACAGTTTCAATTTCTTTTGCATAAACATAATTTCCAATTCTTAATTCTTTTGCTTCCATTCTATTCTGATTTAAAGGTTTCGTTACATTCTTTTAATAATTCAATTGTTGTTTCATAGCCTATTATTTCCATTACCTTGCCAATAAATAATTGATATTTTAATTTTTCATTATTTTCAATTTCTTTTGCCTCATTAAATAGTGCATCAATTTGCATGTAATTATTAGTATAAAATTGTTCAAATTCTCGAAAATATTCAAGTTCTTTTCTTATCCAATCAATCGGTGTTTTTTTCATTCCAAATTATTTAAGGTGTTTAATTGTGTTTCCGTTAAATCATATTCATTGATTAGGTTTTCTTTTGTAATATCGCCGTTTTGAATGGCTTTTAAACCACGAATAAATTGATTATCGTTTAATTTTATTTTCTGGTTTGTTATCGGCGTTTGAATGTCGTTTGAATGCGTTTTATCGGTGTCATCAATTGCGCCGGTTGGAACCATGAAAGAATATAATAAAGCGTTTTTCAATGCGTATGTTGTTGCCTTGCCAGAACTTTTATCCTGAGAATCAACGCCATGACCATAACCAACAATATCAATTGATTCATTTGTGAAAATATGCGTCAATCTATATTTAACAATAACTTCGGTGAATATTGATTGTTTGGATTTTTCGCCATAATTGGTTGTTTCCGTCCAACGATCAATTTTTACGGTTGGTTGAATATCAATCGGCAAGCATGTTAAACCATTCTTTGCCATTGCTTGACCAATAATAAATTTAACGTCCTTATCAGCAACGCCTTTGTAACTTGCTTTTCCATCGCCAACGGTTAAATTCTTATCAATGTTTTTTACCTCATTCATAACGTTTACAATTGCGCCGTGCAATGTTTCCGGGATGCGTTGGATTGGTTCCATTTCTTTAATTTCTGTTTTTGCTTTCATCGTTTTATCTTTAATATAGTGATTCCAAATAATTTTAATTCAAATGTTTTTGACGTTTCAACCTTTTTTTCAACTTCATTTGTTATTAGTACGTTGCTCGATACCGTTTTTTGCTCATTTATTTTCGATTTCCACGCGTTTAAATCGTTTTGAATAGGTTTTATTGGCTCAATGGTTTTAAATTCGTTAGAACGCTTTATTTTGTTTTCTTTATTATTTGTTCGTGCATCCAAATAAATCAAATCCGCAATTTCAACTTTGGTTTTTGTTTGGTCAATCCATTTATGCCCATTTAAAGAAACGCGAATAATTTGATGTTTTTTCAAAACGGTTGGTATTGCTTTGCTAACATTGTGCGCTTTGCAAATGTGTTGCAAATTTGCGCGTTCATTGTAATTCAACGCTAAATGAATTTCATTTAATACGTTAATGTACTTTTTGCGCGTTGTTTCGCGCATGCCTCTTTTTTCCATATCTGTTTTTTTTAGATGTTTCTGCAAATATATAATTTAAAGTTAATATAAAACTATTAATCAAAACTTTTTTTCATTTTCTTGTAATATTCCGTAATTTTTTTCAATTCGTCAATGCTCCATTTCTTTGTTTCATAGGCATTATGTCGCAAAATGGCGAATTCATCGGCTCCAATTAATTTTTCTAAATTAACGCCGTATTCAATCAAATTACCGTGTAAATGTTGATTACAATAAACGCATTGCCCATTTACGTTTAACTCATCAAATCGTATTGAACCATGGTTATGTTTGTTCCAATAATGCCCGGCATCAAATTTTTTGTTTAATGGTTTTTGGCACGAAATACAATTTTTTCCTTTGTCGCGTTCCCGAATGAATGCGTTAAATGTTTGCTGCGCAATTTTTAGCCAATCGGCATGCGTTAACAATTCTTTTTTCTTTTTGGTAATTCGTTGCTTTTCTTTTTTCTTGTGATCGTTTAACTTTTGAATGGCTTCAATTGTTTTACAATCTGAATTCCAACAATATTTTTCAAGCGTATTAAAGCGCGGTTCAAATGGTTGTTTACAATTCTGGCATTTTTTCATAATCCGGCAAATAAATTTTCATTGACCTTTTTTAAATCATCAATTTCCTTTAATTGTTTCATAACTTGAATGTGATAATTTAAATTCTCATTCCTTAAAACAATCATTTGTTTTTCAAGGCTTTCAACAATGGCGTAAATATCAACCAAATTTGCAACGTGTTTTGTCATTCCATCAATGTACGGTTTGCCGTTTGGATGGGCTTTTTGTTTCAACTCATCAATTGAATTGTTCATTGATTGAATAAGCGTTAAAATTGAGGATTTCGTAAATAAAATGTTTAATTCATTCATAATTAATTGTTTTTTCTGTTTGCAAATTCTGGTTGATCCCAATAATTAAGACAATAGTATTGATATTTTTGGACATCCAAATAAAATTTATAAATACCGGTTAATGCAACGCCTTTTGGCTTTGCCTTTGCAATTCTAACATGCAATTCGTTATCCTTATAATAACCCGTTTCATTTTCTGCAATACCGCCCGGCGGACGCCATAACGTTAAAACCGCTAAACCTTTTCTAAACCAAACTTGCCCGCCGGCTAAATCGCGCGCGGATGGGGGCGGATAATACGTAACGCCGTCTTTTGTTATGGGCGATTGGTCGCGAACATGCGTAATAATACAATTATGCCGGTTCAATTTACGCGCGTTTTTTCTAACTTGTCCCAATATTCGGCTCAAATATTTGTCCTCACGTCCCAAATCGGCGGTTTTGTAATCCTCAGTCAATTCATTCCATGGATCAATTAACGTTGTATGAATGCGCATGCCGGTTTCAATTTCTATTTTATCCACTAAATCGTAAAATTTTTCAAGCGTTAAATCTTCATTTACCGGGTCAATAACAACAAAATGCTCGTTAATAAAATATTCAGCTTTTGCCCGTTCCATTTCATCCATTGCGTTGTTTCCTTTGATGAATTTTTTACCAATGTATTTATGGCATAATTCTGAAAAAATATCTTTTGCATCCCCGGTTTCCGGTGAATAAATAACATGATTCCAACCGTACAAACATGACAAGTTAATAAGGATTTCAAACCAAAATTCAGTTTTACCAGAGGCGGGCGCGGCTCCAATGTATGTTGTACAACCTAATTTCACGGTGTACGGGAAGCGTTCCCAATCCCAACCAACCAAAACCCCGCGTGCGTTTCCATGTTCCCGCAATGCGTCCAATTCTAATTTAACATTTTCTAATCTTTTGTACATCAATCAAATATTATTGGATGAAATGCCATTATTTTTTTTGGTTTATCGGTTAATGTTTCATCATTCCAACATTGACCATTTAACCATGTAAGCGGGTTTTTACGAAATTTTATTTCTGGGGTTGCGTTTTTGTATTCCGTTGCTTTGTCAATTATCAAATCGAATAATTCCGGATTTATTTTTAAAAACGCTTTATAACATTTTGAGCGATCAACTTTTTTATCGTATGCATTCCAAAATTGCGCGAAGTAAAAATCAATATCATTGTTAATTGGTGTATTTGTATTATTGTTTATTTGTTTATCTATACTAACAATGCTTTTAACTTGCTTTGTCCCGTGCTTTATAATTGCTTTATCAAGTGCTTTGTTAGGTGCTTTATCAAAATTTGATAGGGCAATAATGTTTGAACTATATTGATTTTTACTTTTTTCAATCAATTCAACAAATCCAAAATTTACTAAATCATTAAGGGTTTTAATGAACGTGTTATAACTTCTTATTCCAATCGCTTCTTTTGACATGGTTGTTGGTAATCCAAATTTTGATTTCCAACCTAATCTGTTGCAATGCTCAATAATAAAAAAATAAAGTGCGGTGTGATTAGGATTTATTTTTTCTGGGTTTTCAAAACTCCAATCAAACCATTTCCGGCTTAAATCGTATACGTTCATTGTGGTTGTTATTAAAGAAATAACCCCCGTACGAATAGCCACAACCACGAGGCGTTTTCAATACGAGGGTTAATATAAAAATTCTTTGCTTCATTGTGGTTGTTATTTATGCAAATATAATAAATTATAAATTACTTTTGAATATTCTGTAATATTTGCCGTCAATTTGCTTTTCAATATAATCCGTTGGATTTTTATATTCCATTAAATACCTATATTTATTTAATTTCCATTCGTGTTGAAAGTATTCAACGCCGTTAATTATGTTGTTAACCATCTGAAACGTTATTGCGTGCAAATCCTTTAAATCGTTAACCTCAATTTCCATTGTGATTTTCTTTGTTTTCTTTTTTGTCGTTGCTTTTATTTGTACTTTCATTTTGTAGCATTTTAATTTGTCTCAATCTATTCATTAAATCAATGTTGTATGTGGTAAAAAACGCCTTGCGTTCAATGTCATTTATATACCAATTAAATAACGTCTTGTCCATACTCAAAATGTTGTAATTCGTAAACCGTTTTTAAATACATTACGCGCATGCGCTCAATTTCCTTTTCTGCGCTTGCAATTTCCGTTTCATGGAATCCAATACCAAATGAATCGTTATTCATTCTCATAATATCCAATTGATCATTTAAATTTTGGATTAACTTTAAATATGTTAACGCCAATTCATGCAATCTAATTAATTTTTGTACGTCCATGACTAATTGTTATTTATTCCGGGAAAACCCCATGTATTAAAATATTTTGATTCCTTTGCGCGATCCATCCAACATTCCATTTCATCTTCAACGTCGGTTGTGTGGTAATAATTTTCAAGTAACCGGTCGTTTATTTCATCCGTTAACCATTCCATAAAATCCAAATCAAACCCGTATTTGTGCCAATCGCACGGTTCAATAAATATTTCATCCATTGCCTTATTGTAAAGGTGTATTTGAAACGAAAAGTAAATACATGCGTTGTTTTGGGTGTCAAACGTTACATTGTAGTAATTTTCATTGTCCTTTAATTCAACCTCTAAATTGTGAACATAAAAATTAATGCTTTCAAATCTGTTTTTTTTCATAATTTATATTTTAAATGCTTTCAATAATACCAATAATTAAACCTAATAAATATATCGCCAATGCGAATTTTAAAAAATTTTTCATAATTTCTGTTTTTAAATTGCGCGTTACGGATGCGCGCCCCCCGTTTATTAATTATAAAATATTAATTCTATATTCTAAACTTTGAATTTCATTAATTAATGATTGCTTTACTTGTTCAATTTCTTTGCGCTCCCAATTTTCCAAATTAGAATTTAAAGCGTTATTTGTATATTCTAATGCTGCTTTTTTTGTTTTTAAATCTTGGATTAATATTGTTTTCATATTCTGTTTTTTTTGTTTTGTGCCTTATTGACCTTACAAATATATAAATTAAATTTAATATAACAACACATCAACAAAAAAAAAGTGAAAAAAAATGCAAATAAATTCAAAAACCCCGTGTTTAGTGGGGTTTTCAATTACCTAAAAATACAAAAAAAGGCTTTGAATCGAACGATTCTTGTTAGTCGAAATGTAAATATAACGAAAAAACCCCAACATTTGCGGGGTTTCTTTTACCTAATTGATTGCGTCAATCTGTGCTTAAAAAAAAGAGTATTCAAATATAATTATGTTTCGCGAATAATTGCAACCGTTAACGGTCTTTTATTCATGTAGGTTAACCATGCATCATATTGTTTGCGTTGGTTCCTTACAAGACATGCCAACGACCAACCATCAATTTTAATTGAGTTTTCACCGGCTTTGTGGCAATTGGCTCCAATAATGTTTGAATATTCGATTCCTATTTCATCGCTTTTATTGTCCTTGTTATTGTCTCTAAAATAAGGAAATCCTTTATTTTGAATGTATGCATCATATTGCCCGCGATGTTTTCCGAAAATATGCGAATTATACACCATTGTATCGGCTTTCAATATTGCGCATCCTTTGGAATTGTAGGTGTCAAAGTTTTTTAAACCCTGAGCGCCGGCGTTTGATGTCCCGGAACAAACCATAATAAACCGCGGGCGTTTGCCATTTTCAATGCATTCAAAAGTATAAACTTTGTCATCAAATTGATTGTAAATGTCCTCATTGGATCGCACCCAAATATCGTAAAGACCAATAAACCAACCTTTAAACGTTGGCAACTTTTCGATAATTTCGATAAGTTCGATTGCTTTATATTTCCGAACCATTTACGCGAATTTTTTTGTTTAAAATCGCAACTTGTTTTGGCGTTTCGTGTTGGCTTAATTCTGTGTTTTGTCTTTTATTGTCCAAACAATTATATAATTTGCCCTCAACTTCGCTTAATCTTAAGTTTGTCCAAAACAACCATGCAACCAAAACGCCAATTGCACCGTGTTTTTTTATTAGTTCAATCAATGTTAGTGGATTCATTGCGCCGTGTGATTAAGTAAATAATTATAAAATGATCCAATTGTAAAAGGATTATCGTTTTCATCAACAATCAGTTCGTTTTCAATATCGCGTGCGGTAATTTTCAACGTTCCGCCGGTGAATTCATTTAAAATAAATGTTGCGGTTGTTTTATTAAATTTAAAGATTGTCCATTTCATCGCAAATTCATGCGTTAAACGTTCGCCCTCAAATATTATATAATTACCAGAAATATAAACTTTCATCGTTTTTTATTTCAAATTTACGTAAAAATACGTATTGATTAAAAATTAATCAAAGCATTTATGCAATCGGTTATTGAATCGTATTTAACCCCATCAATTAAACAATCTAAATCAAACAAAATAATGCCTAAATCGGTATAAATATGGAATTGAAAAGGGTTTAATATTTCGTAATCAATCCCCTCAATTTTTGTAAACATAAATGTTTGATCATTGTAAATAAACCCGCCTTTAATCTTTGTTAAATTATGCATATTTCTTTGCCATTAAAAATTGTGCGCGCGCCGTATCGCCTACATTAAACAATTGAACCGCACAAATTAAATAATAATTGTTTGCCGGATTGAAAGTTAATACGGTATTGGCGCCAGAATTAACATAATCAGTTGGAATTGTTGCCCCGGCATTCACAACGGTTAATTGATTGGTTGCCGTATTAATAAAAATCTGGCGTATGCCTTGCGAAAAATAGTTTGTTGATGTCAACGAACTAAACACCCCTAACAACGTTGCCCCGGTCATTGAATCGCTTGTATTAATGTAAATTTGATGAAAAATAGTTGATGCCGTACCGCTTATTCTTATCGCCCTTGAAATTAATTCAATTACCGTTGGCGCCGTTATGCTATTCGCCGGAATTAAAATTGATGCGGTTTTGCTCATTGTTAATGTTCCGGTTATGTTTACACCCTCGATCAAATCAATCAATGGATTGCTTGCGTTCCAACTTGTTTTTTCGGCATCCGTAACAAAACGATGCGTTGAATCCGTTGTAACTTTTGACGCGTTTACATCATTTATTTTGGCATCCGTTACCGCGTTATTGTCAATTGTCCAAATGGAACCGGCGCCCGTTACCGAAATATCGCCTTTGTCCCCATCTGGCACACCCCCGCTACCGCCCGGGGGCGTCTTAAAACCCGTGTTTTGTCGCAAAAAATCTTTAAACGTGTCAACGGTATACGGAATTAAACCCGTTTCATCGTAATAATTTGGAATGTCTGCAATCAAAATTGAACACGTGCGCAATGTTGGGGCGCTTAAATTACCTTGTATTAATACGTTTAAACTTGTTTCGTAATACGTACAAAAGTATTTTGAAAAAACAAACGTTTCCGCGCCTTGTTCGATAACAATATAATTGCCTTGTAAATATAATTTATCCATTGTAATATGTTCGTTTGTTTTTAAATTTATCTTCAACCTTGCAAGTTAAAACGGCTTTTCGGCTAAATTCTTTGTATTCAATTGCCGGGGATTCTGAAACAATAACCGGTAAATCCAAATATTTATAGCTGAAATTGTGCGCGTTGTAATCTGAAATAAATAATTCGTTTTCGCTCAATAAAAATAATTCAACCATTGGCGTTATTATGCACTCATTTTCTGGGTCGGTTGTTATTGTGTAATCAAATAAATTTTCCCGAATGTTGCGTTTAACCTCGCGATTGTTGTAAATTAAATTATCAATTGCGGTGTTTGGTTGACGATCACCAATAAACCCATAAAAACGATGTGTGCTAACTACATTGGAACCCGTGAAATCAATTCCCTCATTTTCTTGAAATCCATTAAATATTGCTTTAATTCTCGCGGTTTTTAATGCGCTTTGTATTGAATATTCTTTTAACTGATATTCGCCCCATTCCAACGTTCCGGAAATTCCGGATATTTGATATTCAATAACTAATTTATAACATCCAATTCCATCGCTTGCTAAAACATCGCGCCATTCAATAGTTGTAAAATAAGCGTTTGGTTCGTTAACAAAATTTTCAATTGTTGGGGTGTACGTTGTTATTTGTCCCTCTTTATAAAGAACAAAATTAAATGTGTCCAAATTATCGGAAACTTTTATCCATGCGCTTGTAATGTCATTTTTCCAACTTTCTTGTTCATTGGACGCCAAAACCATTTGTTTACAACAACAGTCTTTTAAACCGCGGTTTTGTTCAACAAAGGTTGATGGTAATTTAATTGAATTGAAAAATTGTTCGTACCTATCTTCGCGCTTTTTACAACCGCATGAACGCGAATCAAACGCATAAATAAAAGGGGTTAATATCCAAACACCATTACCGCCAATTGGACACAATAACGCGCCCTCTAATGTGGCAACAATCGCCGTGCCAC